TAGTAATCGTACAAAGATTTGAGGTAAGAGCGCCTCTCACTTACCCCAAACTTTGAAAGATTTATATATGCTTCTACGCAGTCTTCTCTCCACTTCTTACTCTTCTGAGACAATGGGATACGCTGCCTAGGTATGTTCTGTGCCTGTCCGTACATCCTTGCTAAATTATTGATAAATAGTATCAAACCATTCGTCTGCAGACCTATCACTTAAAATTTCTACTACCTCTCTATTATATAACTCTCGTGTGTGATACATCCCCACCATAAGCGCCATAACTCTATCGAAGTTACCCTTATGATTAAACTTAATAAGTTCTTGCAGTAGGGCTGGGTCATATATGGTGTGAAGATTGAGTTTAACATTCCCATCCTCATCTGTAGCTCGAGGTGTAACCAACCAGTCTCGTATGTAAAGTTCTCCTTGTCTTTTACGCTGCTCAGTCATATGCATCCCATACTGTCTCCTGACTGTCTTAGATCTTAGATCTCGCTTATCCAACATCTCAAACTCCTCTTGTAGCTTATGTAGTTTGCGATATCTTTTTGCGTAAGCAATAAGCTCACCACGATCATTCTCGAATCCGATCTTGGCGTTGTAGTATTCCGCGAGCATAAATAGATTGCGGTTGTACTCATCCTGTGTTTGTGGTCTACCAACATAGCTTGCTACAATTATATCGTCAGGCTTTGATAAGTTGTTGGGTCGTTTAATTACATACGCAGCCCCAAGAGATTCATTACTCCCAGACTTCTCTTGTGCGTAAGGGTCATGGCATATCAAGTACAGATTGTGAGGTACTTCCTCTTCTTTTGTTCTGTACGGGGACTCATAGATGACTACTGCCCCTTCTGTTTTGTCTCCCTTTCTGTGAGGAAACTTATAAACCGGAGATACTTCCCCAGCTGCTCTGAATGATACTTTTCCGTCTTTGTTGTAGTACATGACTCCTGCTGTTCCTTGCGACTCAAGTCCATGGGCTTTTATTTTGTTATACTGTTCTTTAAGCGACGTAACATCGAACAAATTCGCTGTAACCTGGAGGGTTGCTTCTTGCGGTGTAAAGGGGTGCTCCGCCGTGTACTGGTCAAGTGCTTTTGGGTCGTTCGCACCTTTCTTCTTCTCACGTTGTTCCTCTTCATGCTTTATTGCTTCTTCTTTTAGGGAGTTACCATTCTCATCTATAAACCCATCTAGGTTTTGATATATAGGGACAAAGTAACCACATTTAGTTCCCATAGCACCTGCATCCCACTCATTGTCAAATGCCATGCAATCATAGGATTCAGGGTGATAGAATAACTCCTCCATCCCATCAAACCCAACTCCTTCTTCCCCGCCTGTACCAAATGCTACCATGGTCCCAAGAGTCTTAGAGCCTTGACGCATTGTAGGCATAGCAACTTCCCATGCTTTGAGTAGTCCCCCAAATGAACCAGCTTCTTCAAAAAAGATTAAGTCACCTGCTTTACCACGTACTTTATCTGGGGCATCTTTCAGAGATACCCCGATAATCTGTGACTTCATCCCAAGCTCTACGTCTGCACCATTGACGTTCTTCTTATACCCAGACTGCTTATGCATTTCTCTATCGCGCAGACGTGGTTGTGTCCAGGCTGTGTTATCATCGATAAATGATAGAAAGTCCCATGCTTTAGATAAGAGTCCATCCCCGATCAAGTATTCCTTTTGTGATGCAAATACATAGTTTTTAGAGTTACGCATTAGGAAGTAGTTGCGTGCTAGCATACTACCTGCTTTGTACGAGAAACCCTTACGCCGTGCCTTAAGCACAACCATGTGTTTATTTTCTCGTCGGCATTTGTCTATGGCGTGAAAATACTCGTAATCTCCGTCGTAGAAGGCAGGAAATGTTCTTTCTCTTCGGGCGATCTTGGTACCATCTTCCAGGAACTCGTCTACGACTCTGTCGATAGGGCAGTAGTTTAGGTAGAAATAATGGTACCCTGTTATGTCTTCGTATCCCTGCAAGCATCGTCTTTTTTCTTCATCCCAGTAATCATAATACTCCTTAGTCCCGGGTATGGCATCTGTGTAGAAACCGTACTCGAGATAGTGCTCAGCAGCTGGGGAGTATTTCTTACTGTTTTTAAACATAGGTGTTATACAAGATCTAGATACTCTTGTGCTTGAATGTCTATATTGAGGTTCTTCAAAGAAAAGTCTCTAAGATTTGGGTTTTTGGAAGACACTGACTCCGTTATGAGTCTTGCCATTTCTTTGACGTCTATTGTCTTTCCGTATCTCCTACCACTGCAATTATTTTTCATCAACTCTCCGACATTGTCTAGAGTTACCGATCCGTCATACAGAACTTTTTTTGCAGACATATAACCTCTAGAGTCAGCTACTATTAGTTTTTTATTACACGCCATAGCTTCAAAAGCCCCCCTACCCAGAGAAATTATTGTACCGTAGTTAGGAATTTTTTTGTGTAAGTCGTATGTATACTTCTCATACTTGTTCATTATCGTGACTTCGCACCCAACTATTTTACAAGCTTTCTGGATCAAGATGTTTGCGGTTTTACCTTGACACAGAGACAAGACGCCGCTTCCCTCAGAGGATTCAACAAATTTATTGTGATCTACACCGTTGTAGATGATTTCAGATTCAAAACCATTGTTCTGCAAATGACTTCTCACTTCCTCACTTATCGATACATGGAAATCTACTTTACTCGATGGCTGCTCGAGAGCTGGATATTTTCCATGGCATACTTGAATCATTTTTCCTTTAGTCTTAGACCTATTGATTTTGTCTATAGTCGAAAGATGAGAAGCTATAATTAAATCGTACTCTTTTTCTGGAGGAGAGCTGTATACAGGAATTTTGTGCTTTATAAGGCTGTTTGAAAACCAACCTAATACTTCTGAGTAGGCTTCAACTTCGTAACCTTTTCTTTTTATAGCTAAAGCCAGCTCATGGGCATGCCACTCAGATCCTCCTGGCCTATTGCCTAACCTATTATTTGTAATTAGTATTTTCATTTTAAGTGTGACTTGTCTCCGTCGCCTCTGTAGAAGTGGTAGAGATACACTCCTATCATTAATTTGCATGGGTACCCTGCCTCTAGCATATCTCTGTGGAAGTTGTTGTCTACACCGAGAAACCCGTCTGTAAACTTTACTTTCTCCCAAGCTTCTCTCTTTACAACCATAAGTACACCAGACATCATCCTCCAATCTTTAGTTCTTCTGTAGATAAGATCCACAACTTCGGTACCGTGTTTGTCAGCTAGGCTTTTACCTACTACTCTATGCTCAAGATAGTTATGTCCAGGGTACTCAGCTAGTTGCTGCTTATTACCAATTCTGTTTGTCATTGCACTAAACAAACCTACCTCGGGGTTCTCTTCTATAATGGTGCATATTTGGTGATACCAGTTCCTTGTTGTGAACATGGCGTCGTGGTCTAGAAAGACTACATACTCAGAATTTGTACTACGCATAATCTCGTTATATGCGCGTCCTAAGTTCTTATCGTATTCTTTAGGTGCGTATGGTATGGCTGTAATTACCTTCATTGAGAGTACTTGTTTGTGACAACACCCCCTCTATTCGGGTTGTCTTTTTGTTCATGCTTCTTGACTATCTCCTCTAGTTCTTCAAGACCATTTACAACCTTGCTCATATTAGATAGATTTGCAATCAAATCCTTAGCGTGGTAGATAGGTTTACCATGGTCATCTAGTATGTTGAGGTTGATGGTGTCAAAGTACCTCTCAAGCTTAGTAACTGAGTTTCTTGCAGCCTTAAGCAGCTTAATAGCTGAAGTCTCTGATAGTTCCTTGTACTTATCAATCCCTCCCAGTACCTTAGCTGTAAATTTTACCTTTAGGTCTTCACTAATCTTTTCAGCTCTTTGGTCTTGATCATATACCGCATAGGGGGAACGGTGGTCTGTGTAGAAGTATATAGCAGCCAATTCGTTGGATTTGAGTCCCTTAAACTCATTGATAGTAAGTGCGTATGCGCTTGGGACAACTACATTGTTACTTACTGTGATCAAATCCCTCATTGTTAAGATGCTTTAGCCTTCCCGGGAGTACATGAAACTTACCAAGATATGGTAATCGCACTGCTTCGAACTTCCCTTGCTTGATAATAGTACTTACATACTTGAATTGATAATATACTGCTTCTTCAACTTTCTGAATTGGGAGGTTGTACTTGGTTGCTAGTATCTGTAGTATTACTTTCTCCTCCATTTCTCTTAAGTTTTATTTTCTTACCTCCCTGCCCTACTTTAATAGGTTCCCATCTCGGGGGTTTGTCTGGGCAGGTTGCTGTAGCCCACTTAGCTTTGTGCTCTACAAGACATCCGCACAGTCCGCATCTTTCTACATCTTTCTTTAGATGTGGGCAGTTTGTGCATGCTGTTAGTCTGCTCTCGTACTGCTTTGCAGTAACATGTGGAGCTCCTTGCTTAGCATATTCTACAGCTTCTTTAACGAAGCCCTTGACCATCTTATAAACTGACTGCATAGCTTATGTGATTTCTATTACGACTTTTGAGTTACGTTCTAAAAGCTTGGATATCTTATACCCATTTCTAGTTTTCTCTATTGCACCCTTATCCTTAAGACGCTTTACGTATATATTCAGGGTGTTTGGGTTCTCTATTCCCATGGACTCTGCTACTGCTTTCTTAGCGTCAGGGGAACATAGATTGACTGTCTCACTTACGTCTATGAACTTTGCAAGCACACTCATCTCTTTGTCTGTAAGCTCTAATATACCATTAAAGACTTGCAGAAACTGATAAGTAGTTTCAGGACGTATTTTAATTTTTCTCTGATCCATCTTTGAATATGATCTTAGCTCTGCCCGCATCTATTGTGATTCTAGAGGTTTGTGACTGTCTGTTAAACTCTTCTACGTACTCTGCTATATGCTCCCTAGTACTTATGAATGATATAAATACCTCTAGTTCTTTTGCAGCGCGGTTTAGTTTTGTAAGCTGATTGTCTGCTTTAGACTTAGCTTCTCGCAGCTCATCAAACTCTTTTAGCGGTAGAGTTACCGTGGCGTTCATCTGATAATGCCACAGATTTGAAACTCATTTACCATTACGTAGTCCTTCCCTTCAATCTCCACAATAAGACCTTCTGATGTTGGGTGAACCATTACAGTGTCCCCAGCCTTTACTTGCTCACACTTAGGACCTGCAGCAATTACTTTTAGAATGTTAGATCGTAGAGAGTTCTCAGCACCCCCTGTTAGAAGGATACCTGCATCTGTTTGATCTTTACGTTGTAGAGGGAGTACAATCCAATCTCTAGTTGGGATGAAGTTAATCTTTGACATTGTTGCTTGATTTGCAACAAATATATAAAAGATTTTCTTACAACCAATATTCTAACTCTGGGAACTTATACATGATATCCCGCTTGAATGCTGATAGTTTATGCATCTCTCCCCCACCATGCTTATGCATATCTTCCCCAGTCTTTATATCTATAATACCTACGTCTAGATCAAGTATTGGGTATCTCTCTTTTTCTAGTGTAAGTAGTTTTGAGCTCTTCCCATCAAGGTCTGAGTTAATATCTCTAGGGCAGAATCCTTCTTCTGCTCTTTCAAAGACCACCCTAGCTATCCCTCTACCTACTCCTGAGAATGCTGTTCTGTTACGTGTTACAAAATCAGTATAGTATTTCTTGCCTGGGAGTAAGGATATGAACTTTCTTGCCCCAAAGAACAGTGTTTCATTATTGGCTTCGTACACCCATCTACGTATGAAGTCATTAGATACTAGGTTATTACTATCCATTTGAAACATGTAATCCCAGTCATAGTCTAATGCAGCTCTAAGACCTTCATCGTACTTCTCACCTATTGGGAAGTTCTTGTACTCGAACACATGATGCCCTAAACTCTTAGCTAGTTCTGTGTGATCATCTTCTGATGATACTACAAGTACTTCTGTATCTATATCAAACTCGTTCTTCATTACAGAACGAATTCTATCTATACCTCTATAAGTTAGCTTTGTTACTTCTGGGCGTTTCCAGACAGCCATCCATATAAGTACTTTCATAAGATGTCTCTAAACTTTTCACTCACCTTGAAGCTTGGGCATTCTTTGTCAGCAAATTCATTATGCCCATGGAGTGTAATATGTCTGTCTTCATACCCCATACGTAGTGTATGGATGAGCTCACGCATTGCTTCTTCTTGACACTCAAACATTGTATCCTCTGCTTCACCGTCTGCATTGCTTCCTCCGCAGTATGCAATCCCTATAGAATCTCTGTTTTCACCTTTAGTGTGTGCCCCAATACGCTCTAATGGCCTTCCTACTTCTACTTCCCCGTTTATGCGTATTACATAGTGATACCCAATATCACTCCAACCTCTTCCTTTTGGGGGTTGG